TCTCTCAAAGAAAAACAAAAATTAATTCTATTTTAAATGAAATTAATGAGATAGAAAATAATATTCAAAAAATTATTGTTAATATTGAGAATAGACAAAAACAACTTGAAGAATATATTGATGCCTCTACAAAAGTTAGGAAACTAACAAATCTTAAAGCAAAGATTGAGCAGAAGAAAGATAATATTGACAAAGAAGGTATCTTTTTTAACGAAAATACGGTTTGCCCGACATGCACTCAGGATATTGAAGAATCTTTTCGGTTAAATAGAATTGAAGTTCTCAGTTCTTCGATACAGGAGTTGAATGAAGGTCTTTCCGAATTGGAAACTAAAATAGAAGAGGAAGAGACACGAGAACTTCAATTTTTTAATCTATCGAAAGAGGTAACGAAACTAACTAATGGCATTTCTCAAAGCAACGTTCAAATTTCTGGACTTCGAAAACAGTCACGAGATTTGGAATCGGAAATTCAAGAAATTACCGAGAAACTTGCAAACCGAGGTTCTGAGCATGAAAAGTTAGAATCATTCAAAGAACAACTGAATACTACGTTTAAATTACTCTCTGAACAAAGAGATGAGATTGACTACCTTGATTATACATACTCTCTTCTAAAAGACAGCGGTGTAAAATCTAATATCATCAAAAAGTACCTACCCCTTATTAATCAGTCAGTTAATAAGTATCTTCAGATGATGGACTTTTACATCAATCTGCAACTCGATGAAGAATTTAACGAGGTAGTCCAATCTCCCATTCATGAAGACTTTACATACTCATCTTTTTCTGAAGGTGAAAAACAAAGAATTGATTTAGCTCTCCTATTCACTTGGAGAGAAATTGCAAAGATAAAAAATTCTGCAAATACAAATGTCATGATTTTTGATGAGGTATTTGATTCATCTCTGGATACTGTGGGCACGGAAGAATTTTTAAAAATCATTCGTTTTGTAATCAAAGATGCTAACATCTTTGTGATATCTCATAAAGGAGAAATTGCTGATAAATTTGAATCCGTGATTAAGTTTGAAAAAATTAAAGGATTTAGTCGTATCTCTACCACTTGACGACTTTAAATTCATCAATTAAACTTTGATTAATGACACTAAAAATTATGAATGCGGTTGAACTTAATAAAGCATTTCGTGAAGTTTATCTTCAAATGAAAGATCGTGCTTTTATTGATATCGAGGATCTAGTTCAAAAACGTCAAGAACTTGAATTTAAACGTTTGGATTTTCTTGCGAATGAAGAATCAAAATTTAGTATTGATGGGCATGAGTCTTTGGTTAGGATTTTAGATATGAAAAAAAATGGAATCATTGATAAAGAACATCGTGGTCATTATGAGGATCTTTTGATGGTTCGTCGTGCAAGAGTTAAATATTTTTATGATAATGATTTGGTTGCATAATGCCAACTTATAAACATAAACCAACAGGAAAAAGAATTCTTTTTGTTCATATACCGAGAACCGCAGGAAGATTTTTTGATCAGAATTTAAAACTCAATGACTTTGAAGTTGAACAAAATAATATTGAAAAATCTGTTGAGGGAGTAGAAGTATTTCATTTTCATAGAGAATTGTATGAAAAATACTTTGATGTGAAAGACATTGTTCACCTTACGATTGTTAGAAATCCAATTGATCGATTTTTTTCATCATCAATTTTTATTCGAAGAATGTATGGAAATGATGTTGATAATCTACTAGAAGATGAAATGTATTTCCATTCTTTACTTCAAAATTTTCCTCTGACGGAATCTGTAAACTGGTTTAGAAATCAAGTGGATTTTATTTCAGATAAAACAAATATTTGGAGATTTGAAAATAAGTTTGGTAAAGATTTTGAAAATTGGTTGTCTGAAATCACTGGGATTCCATTCAAAATACATGATGTGCCATATCAAAAACTGAACACTGATGAGGACAACAAAGTTGTGAGGTCTGCTAAAATAATAGATAATCTTAGGAGATTTTACAGGAGGGACATTGAGCAACTCTACCCCGAACTGGCAACACCACAGTAAGAAGGAGCAGAAGCGGAAATTAAAACCGCAAGCACTTCGACAAGCAAAAGCACGACTGAGCCACTTTAAAAAGCGGCACATGACCTCCACAAAACGTGGGGGTCTTGTTGTATTGTAAGTCAATACCGAGGAAACCCTATGACTGTCAATGCTGAAATCAAAGGACAACTTGCAAAACTGTTGGCAACAGAGGACCTCATCGTAGAGCACCGTAAGGTCCCCACAGCGTCTTTTGATGTTGAGCGTAGGGTTTTGACTCTTCCCCTATGGAACCGTGCCTCTGGGACTGTCTACGACCTTCTGGTGGGGCATGAGGTTGGACATGCTCTCTTTACTCCAAATGAAAATTGGATTGAGAAAGTTAATGTTCCTCCACAGTTTGTGAATGTCGTTGAAGATGTTCGCGTAGAAAAGATGATGAAGAAAAAATATCCAGGATTGGCTAAAACCTTCTTCAAGGGGTATAAAGAACTTAGCGATGATGATTTTTTCTCAGTCAAAGATGAAGATCTGTCCAAAATGAATTTGGCAGATCGTGTAAATCTTCATTGTAAAATTGGTAACTTTGTTGCTATTCCTTTTAACAATGAAGAATTGGAAATTCTTAACATCATTGAAAATACTCAAACTTTTGATGAGGTTTTGAAAGCTGCTGAAATTCTTTATAAGTATTGCAAACAGAAGCAGCAAGAAGAAACTAAGACTCAACTTGATAATCTGAAATCACAGCAGAGTGGTGCTGATAGTCAACCTGCCTCTGATTTTTCTGATCAGCAAGAGGGTGAGAATGATCAGGAACAACCTGGTGAAACTGATTCTTATGGTGGAACTGCTAAGGGAGAGCAATCTGATTCACCTATGAATGGTGATCATGGTGGGGAGGATAAAGAACCCGAGGTTAAAACTGATTCTAATCTAAATGATAAGATCGAAAGTCTCACTGATAAAGTTTCCCTTAACGAAACGGTTTATCTTGAAATTCCAAAAATTAATACTAAAACCGCAGTGGTTGAAAATAAAGAGGTTCACGATTATATCTCCAAATACTTTCAAGATTACGCAGATAACTTGAAAAATGATTTGGAGGAAAGAGGACACGGACATTTTTTTGTTAGTCCATATATTTCTGCAGATTCTCAGTTTGCAGAGTTTAAACATTCCGCACAGAAAGAGGTAAATTACCTCGTCAAAGAATTTGAGTGTAGAAAATCTGCGGATAGTTATGCTCGATCCATTGTAAGCCGAAGTGGAGTTCTAGACACATCAAAACTTCACACCTACAAGTTTAATGAAGACTTATTCAAAAAAGTCACATCAATTCCTGATGGCAAAAACCACGGATTGATCTTTATTCTAGATTGGTCTGGATCAATGAGTGATGTCCTTCTGGATACTTGTAAGCAGATGTATAATCTTCTCTGGTTCTGTAAGAAGGTTAATATTCCCTTTGAAGTCTATGCGTTCACTAATGAGTGGGTGCATTACAACCGATCCGAAAATAATGCTCGTATTATTCCCGAGAGAGCATATGAGGAAAAAGATAATATGGTTTGTGTCATGCCAGAGTTTAAACTGATGAATCTTTTCACCTCAAAAACCAATGCAAAAGATTTGAATCAACAGATGAAACACATTTGGAGAATTGCTCTCTCTTTTGCAAATCGTTATACTGCTATTTGTCCTACTCCCGACAGACTTTCTTTGTCAGGGACTCCTCTGAATGAATCTATTATTACTTTGTTTTCAATCATTCCAGAGTTTAAAAAACAATATAAACTTCAAAAGGTGCAGTGCATTATTTTGACTGACGGTGAAGCTTGTGGAGTTACTTATCACAAAAGGATTAATAGAACATCTTATTATTCTAATGAGGTTAAAGAATATCTTGGTCAGGTTTCTATTCGTTACGGGGATACATATCTCCGTGATCGTAAACTTGGAACAACGTATAGTGTTAGTAATGGATTTACTGGTATGACAGAGGCTCTTCTTCGAAACCTTCGAGATAAATTTGAGGACGTTAATTTTATCGGAATTAGAATTCTTGAAGGTCGGGATTTTAGTAATTTTATTTCCCGCTATCATTCTGATTGTTCTCAGATTGACAATCTCCGTCAACAGTGGAAAAAGAACCGAAGTGTTGTGATTCGAAATTCCTCCTATCATGCGTATTTTGGACTTTCTTCTTCCACATTATCGAATAAAGTTCAATTTGAAGTTGAAGAGTTTGCCACAAAATCTCAAATTAAAAATGCTTTCTTTAAGTCTCTTGGTGCAAAGAAACTAAATAAAAAAGTATTATCCGAATTCATGGATTTGATTGCATAATTATGAAACTTGAAGAGTTAATTAAGAATTTTCAATCTCAGGAAATTCAAATTAAAACAGCAATTCATGAGGGCGAAGAACAATTAACCTTGTTAAAGGAACATCTATTAAAAGTGCAAGGGGCAATAGAGGGTTTGCAACTGGCATCTGAAAATTTAGATTCATCCACAACTAAGGAGAAAATTGTAGATGGAAAAGATCAAGTTCTTTCAGAATGATCCACCAGGAATAGTTTGCCCATATTGCAAACAGTCTGGAAGACCTTGCACATTTGTTAATAGTATGGCAAGAGCATATGCCAGAGCTGCTTGTAAGAAAAAACACTCTCCTGTGCCAAATGAGAAACTGCCACAAGAGGAGTTATAACATCCTTTTTAATCAATGCAGAACTGGTGAGTTCATTACTCTTGTTGCCTAAATACCTAAAAAGTGTCTACCAATATGAAAACCTTTAAAGAGTTTATGCTCGTTGCTGAAGAATTAGTAAGCGAAACTTCACTAACTCGTGTGATGAGTAAATCAAAGAAAGGTGGAATGGCAATTATGTCTGCTCAGCGTGGTGATAAATCAAAGGCAGAAAACAAAGCACGTTCACGACAACTTGAACGTGATATTAGAGGTGCTGGACTTCCTGGTCCTACAAAAGTCTCTGGTAGATATACAGAGAATCCAGGCACCTCACAGGAAAGAAAAGTGGGTGAAAAATCTCATATTGTTACTCCAGGAAAAATGGGTAAAAGAAAGTTTAAAAAAGCAGTCGAGAAATTAGGAAAGAAATATGATCAGGATTCTGTTCTGATTCAACGCAAACCAGGTGGAAGTGCTACACTTAAAGGAACTTCAGACACCTCCTTTCCAGGAAGAGGAAAGAATGTTAAAATAGGAAGTATGAAACCTGGTAGAACTGGTGAGTTTGATACCAAAGTCAAAAAGAAAACATTTACCGTTGAGGATTAAAATGAAATCTAAATTTCCGTTAGAGCATGTAGTCAAATACGACACCAAAGAAGTATGGGTCATTTGTGACAGTGCAATTACTGCTATGGGTATTTCTGCAATAGTAGAGAAGTTTTATCCTGGATATAAAGGAAAAATTGCAAGCAGAGAATTATTTGAGAATCTAAAAAACCAATTGGTAAACTGTCACAAGTGAGATCATAAGGCACTTTTTAATTGCTATAATAAGTATGTTAAAACACCATGATTCAAACCTGTTATGTCTCGCAACTCCTCTGTGAACGACCAACAACTGATTGAAAGTATTAAAGAACTTTATGGCTCTGAAATCACTTCTGGCGACCTGAAAGGGTTCTGTGCCTCTCGTGGTCTGAACTATCAGACTGTGACCCGCCGCCTTGAAGGATATAAGACTTCTCGTGGTCGTTGGAACTTGGAGGTGACTCCTAGCGTTGTTGGTAAAATGGAGCGGGCATATCAGGCACCTGCTGTTACCGTTCGGGAACAACAAAACCTTGTCCCTGATAAAGATGATACTTTTGTCCCGTTCGGTAACTTTAAGGATCTTAAAAAAATTATTCAGTCTCGTATCTTTTACCCTGCGTTCATCACGGGTCTTTCGGGTAATGGTAAAACGTTTAGTGTGGAGCAAGCGTGTGCTCAACTGAAACGTGAACTTGTTCGTGTTAATATCACGATTGAGACTGATGAGGACGATCTGATTGGTGGTTTCCGTCTTGTGAATGGTGAAACTGTCTGGCACAATGGCCCTGTGATTGAGGCACTGGAACGTGGTGCTGTGCTACTTCTAGATGAGGTGGATCTTGCTTCCAACAAAATTCTGTGTCTGCAATCTATTCTAGAAGGTAAAGGTGTCTTCCTGAAAAAGATTGGTCGCTTTGTAAAACCTGCTCCTGGTTTCAACGTGATTGCTACTGCTAACACCAAAGGTAAGGGTTCTGATGATGGCCGCTTTATTGGCACTAACGTGCTGAATGAAGCATTCCTAGAACGATTCCCTGTGACTTTTGAGCAGCACTATCCTGCTCCTGTGACCGAACAGAAGATCTTGGAAGGTGTTGCAGATGACCTTGGTGTGGAAGATCGTGATTTCTGCAAGCGTCTAGTTGATTGGGCAGATGTGATTCGTAAAACATTTTATGATGGTGGCATTGAGGAGATTATTAGCACTCGTCGCCTGGTTCACATCATTCGTGCTTATAGCATCTTTGGCAGCAAAGCAAAAGCAATTGATGTCTGCACTGCCCGATTTGATGATGAAACTAAACAGTCTTTCCTGGAACTGTATGATAAAGTGGACGCCGACTTCAAGATGCCTTCTGAAGAGTCTATTGACACATATCAGTCCGTTTGATATAATTGGGGAAGGTAAAATTATGACCCTTCCCCTTTATTATGGACGAATATCCTTATTCTGAAATTTTTGAACACATGACTAAACATACTGACGAATATTACGATAGAGATCGCAACCGTCCGTTTGATCAATGGAAAAATAAAACTGAAAACCAATTTCAGATCACACTGTCAGATAATAGTGATGGAACTTTAAATCTCGAAAAAACTCCTGTTACTATGAATGAAACAAAGAATCATCTTTGGAAATACAATGAAGATAAAATCCTGAAAGACATTCAGGACTATGTGACTAGCACTTATGGTAGTCACTATTGTGGTCACAATG